TAGCAATGGGGATCTCCCGGTTTTTGCCCGCTGCCGTTTTTATACCGCCTATGATGCACTGACGCTGGAGGTCGATGTTGGCAAGATCCAGCTGCATCAGCTCGCCCGGTCTCATGCCAGTGTAGCACAAGATCAGCGCATACCGGGCAAGATCGTCCCCGGCACGGTACGCCTGCCACATCTGGTGCACCTCGTCCACGGTGTAGGCATCGCGCTCGCTGTCTGGCACCGGCGGCAGCTCGATCAGGGCGGTCTTGTCCTGTGCCATGTCCAGTGCCTCGCTGGTGACCGCAACCTCGTACAGCTTGCCCAGCAGCGTCTTGATATCCCGGTGGGCATAGTAGTCACCGGGCGCAGCATCCGTCAGCTCCTGCAACACCTTAAAAGGTATCTGCCCGACAACCTGCATCTGGATCCGCTCCAGCCTGCGCCATGCGGTGCCGTAATGGCTGCGCTTGTCCTTACTGAGCGCCTGCCACTTTTTTGTTTGCTGCAGGGCTGCCCAGCAGTCGATCAGGCGCATGGATCTGGGCGCTACACCGGTGCGGGTGTAGGTATCCAGATACTCCTCGGCGGCTGCCCGGGTGGGAAAGCCGCACTTTTTGCGGGCATAGACCACCGTGCCGGCACGCACCACGCGCACCTGTATTGTCCACGTTTTCCCGCTCCGGTAGATGCAGCCTTTGCCGTTGGCGCGCTTGCGCGGCTTTGGTGCTGCCGTGCGCTGCTGCTTTTTGCCGCAATACGGACAGTATAGGGCATCTTCCTGTATTTCCCGCCCGCAGGCGGTTCTTTGACATTTCATTTCTTCCCTCCGCTTGCATACTCTGCCCGGCGGTGGTATTATAGATCTGCAAGTTTTGGCTTGTTTGAGATCTACGATGCTACCGCAGGCATACAGATCGGAAACGCTCCTGGTGTTCCAGCACCGGGGGCGTTTTTTATTCGCTGATCGCTCTGAAAATTTCCAATTTCAAAGATTCGTCATCATCGTAGGTTCCATCCATGATAGCCTGTATGATTTGGTGCAAAAGTTCTTTATCAATTTTGCTGGCAGCAACATTCAAGCAGATATTTTCTGTCTTAGCTAAAAATGTTTCTGCAACAGAAAGATATCCATTCAGAAGCAGAAAAAGCGTAGATAATGTAATCGCCAACCGTTTATTTCCATCGGCAAAACAATGAAATTGGCATGTGCAGAAAAACAAATGCGTCAGTTTATCCACAAAGGTAGGATACCAGTCATCGTTCTGGATGTTATACAGAACGCCCTCAAGCCGACCAAAGTCGATTTCTTCAAGCGTTCCACCACCGCTATATTCAACCGTTTTAGCGTGTGTGATCCTCGCCTGTTCTGGCGTGATATATATGATGTTTTCCATTACTGACTTTCCTTTAATCGGGCTAACACATCTCGGTTTTCGTCCATCAGCTTTTCAAGTTCGTGTCCGGCATCGCCGAGAAAGCGTTCATACTCATTCTTTTCCAATGGACGGATATACTCTTTCAGCTGATAGTGGAACGCATCTCGCAACGCCATATCACGACTTGCCATTTTTGTTCTTGCTTGTATAATGAGCGGCTTCCAGAGTGGAAGATTTTCAAATGCGGTAAAAAGGTCTGAAAGTTCCCAGTTGTTCAGCTTGTGACCAAGTGCTGTGGACTGTTGCTTTATCATTTCAGCCAAACCACATTCGTAGGATGCGATCAACGTGAGAATCTCTGAATAGAAGGTATCACGCACCCTGTCTTTTGCGCTCAGATTGAGGACTTGCTTATATTCTTTTGCTTTTTCACGGAAAATGCTCTGGTATATCTTATCTGTATAAATCCCGTATTTTGCATTTCCCATATCAACATAATCGCGCAATGCATCCGTAAACTCCCGGCGGTAATTTTCCTCCTGAAGAAATGCTCCCAAAAAATCGCTATCACGTTTGTTGATATACTTGGTTCCACCACCGGCTTTACGGTTGATAAAGTCAATGACGATATCCAGAATCACCTTTCGCAAACTCTTTGCAGGGTCGCTTTCTACCAAAAGCATCGCCAAATTTAAGAAAGCGCGAAAATCAAAAATTGCGATTTGGGAAGTGCGATTACTGATGCTCCCGACATAAATGTCGGGAACATCCTGCGTCTGGATGCAGTCTAAAAAATCCTTCAAACGCTTGCCAATCAAAATTTCATATCCGTTTTCGGTAAGTTCACCCTGATTCTCGCTGACATAGCGCTCAATCGTGCGTATATCGACCTCAAAATACGTTGCAACCATGCTTTTTGTAAAACAAAGTTTTTCCTCAAAGAGAAATCCCTTTATGTTTGTCTGTTGCTGAATTTCGGCAAGCGCAGCATCATTATTGAGAATATTTTGTCGGTCTATCTGAGATGCAGTCAGGTCTTTGTCCACACTAAGTTCCCTCCTCCTGCTTATATATCCCTGCAAAGCCCCACGGCCTTGCCTTCAATCGTTACGGTGTTTATTTCCTCCAGCTGCCGATTCACAAACGCCATGCTTTGCGTTGGTGCGCTGGGGAGAGGTTTTTGTTTACCGATAACAAATCTTGACGGTAACAAAGGGTCCGCTTTGGTTTTTTATCATATCAGACTCAGAAATAATTGTTTTATATTCTCCACCGGTAATTGTCGCAGAGATACTTTTTATCGTTTTGCTTTTCAAAATACTTTTCACATGAAGGTTTTCATCTGCACCGATATAACCGATTTTTTCTCCATCAACTATTACCATTACGGCATTTTTATCGTGCAGATTATTCGGTTCTTCAACAAGCTCGGCTGTTTTCGTTGTGCGCTCAAAACGATAAATTTTCTGATTTGCTTTTCCTGCTTTAATCAATGATTTACAGGTTTTTTTCCAATCAGGATTCGGGTTGGCCACTTTTGCGATGCTGGTCCTATGATAATACGCCCCCGGAATTTCAAAAGTTTCTTGCAAATGGGTTACATCCTTTGACAGGATTGATTTTTGCACCGTATTTCTTTCAACACTTTCTTTTTCCTCTATAAATTTATCAAGTGCGCCCGCTGCTTGTTTTTCATTTTCGGGTAAAATGCCCTTATGGAACACAGATTCAGCAGCACCTGCTACCATGCCATACAAAAAGCAGATGCCCAAATAGCTTAGAGCACCCATCAAAGCACCCGAGGCGATGGCAAGGGAGATTTCCTGACCTTGTCCAAAATAGTAATATGCTGCAGAACCAACTCCGCAAATGCCGGCTGCAATAAACATCCAACTTTTTTTGTTTTGCATAAATACCCTTCCTTTTTATCAGAACACTTTACGGCACTCCACAACAAGACCTGCAACCCGTACAGGAATTTTCTTCAAATCATATATTTGTGGCTGGTGTACCGGATTGAAACTTTTAGGAGTCAGGATAATGAGACTTCCCTCCTGACGAAAATACTTCACAGTACCTTCATTGCCATTGACAAGCACCACCGCAAGCTGACCATTCTCCACTTCTGGTTGTTCTCTTACAAGGATCTGATCCCCTTCATCCATGCCAGCGGCATTCATACTGTCGCCCTTGACATTGAGCCAGAAATATCGTGCTCCATCGGTCTGACGAATTGGAATATAGCCCTCGATATTTTCTTCCGCAAACATCGGTAGTCCTGCACGAACCGTTCCAAGCAGCGGAGCAACATTTTGAGGGTCATAAGGTGCACCATTTATGGGAACGACTTTCTCGGTTTTTTCCTTCTGTTGTTCTTCCCACCCCATCAGGAAGGCAGGAGAAACATTTAACTTCCTAGCGATTGCATCAACCTTGTCGGTCGGAATATTGGTTACAATATTATTCTCATACTTATATACCGCCTGCTTTGATACTCCAATATAATCTGCAAGTTCTTGCTGCGTAACATCTTGCTCCAAGCGTACCAGTCGGATACGGTCACCTACGGTCACTGCAAGCACCTCCTTTAATGTCTACAGTATAGCAGATAACTCACCGGTTTACAATAATTTTAATCCAGTTACCAAAAATAACTTGACAAGTCACTATCATGGTGTTATCATCTATGTAACTTAACAAGTTACATTTAGTCAGAATGGGGTGAAATCGTGGTAAACATCAATCTACTCAAATCCTACATGGTAAAGGCTGGCTACACCCAAAAAATGTTGGCTGAAAAGCTTGGTATTTCCGAGCAAACCTTTACTCGTAGGATGAAAAAACGTGCATTCGGCACAGATGAAGCAAGCAAAATAGTAACGCTTCTGAGTATTGACGATCCAGAAGCAGTATTTTTTAGTCATTGAGTAACTTGTCAAGTTACTCTTGAGCAATCTAAAAAAGGAGTATACCGTGAAAGCATCAACTAAAAATCTCCTGATGGCAGCTGTTGGCATCATCCAGCACGCACAGGAGATCAACAGCGCAACCGGCACCGCCGCCATCAAGGGCGAGCAGGTCAATTATGATGATGTGTGCGGCAGGCTGTGCGCCGATCTGGATGATCTGGAAATGACCATTGAGATCATTGCCAGTCAGGAGGAGGTGGATATCAGTGCGGCGTTTCATTTTGACGGCGCGCCTTGTGCGTGATGACATTGAAATCCTTGCCTGCAAGGTCAAGGTTGCGTATTGCCGGGCACGCATTGTCCACTGCAAGCGCATGATCGCCCTCTATGAGCGCATTGGCGCGTGGATCGAAAAGAGGAGGATGTAAAAAGCATGAACCGCTACATGATCTATATGCCTGCTGGCACGCAGGGGCGGCTGATCCCCTGCCATCTTGACGGCAGTCTGACGCTGGGCGAGATGGAGACGCTGGTTGACGGCTTTATCGATGTGCTGGACAGCAGCCTCGAACCGGAATGGGCGCGGGAGCCGGTGGACGGCATCCGGCTGGTCGTTGGTGAGCACGCTAGGCTGTTCGGCGCCAAGCGCAACGATAAAGCCACTTGGCTGTACTGCCGTCAGGACGGTGACCTGATCGTGGGTGACGTTTTTCTCTGTGCAGCGGTGGACGGCGATCTGATCGGCTTTACCAAGCCGGTGGCAAAGACCATCTGCGAGGAATTTGGCATTGACATGGAGGATGACGCATGGAAAGACTGACAGCCCCGCGGTGCAGCGGCATCAAGAGCGGCTATTGGAGCACCGCCAAAAAGGACGAGCTGGTGCAGCGCCTCGGCCAGTACGAGGACACCGGCCTCACCCCGGAGGAGATCAAAGCGCTGGAAGATTTCAAAAACGGCAAGGACGACCGGTGCCAGACCTTTAGCCCGGACTAAGGAGGACAGCATGAAAGCATTTGTAAGGCCGCAGGTGGCCGTGGATTACCTGCGGGACGTGGGCTTTTCCATTGGCAAGGACACGCTGCAGCTGGGGCTGCAGCAGCGGGTTTTCCCGTTTGGCGATTACATCAAGGCACCCGCCCCCGGCGGGCAGGACGTGTATCTGATCTACCCGGCATTGCTGGCCAAGTGGGCAGCAGAGCGCAGCCCGGTGGCAAAGCCGGAGGACGCGGAGAGGATTGGTGTGAAAGAAAAGGATGGTGCAGCATGAAGATCACAGCCAGCGATGAGGGAAGCCTGACCGGCAAGGTCAAGCCGTATCTGCGTGTGCAGTATGGTGACGATGGAAACCCGGAGGTTGAAACAACCTGCATCGGCATAGATGCAACAAACCTTTGTATTGCGCTGGTGGCTGCTCTGGCCGCAAACAGCGCAGACCCCGAAACGTGGCTGATCCGGTTAATGACCAACGCCGCCGATCTGCTGGATCGTGTGGAAACTGAGGAGGACAAGGACAATGAAGCGGTATCTTAAAATTTGCAGCGTGGCTTTTCTGGCAGGCGTGGGTGCAGGTCGGGTGCTGATCTGGCTGAACATGGGCATTGTGCACCTGCTGGTCATGCGGGGCGGCTGGGAAGCAGCTGCAGCGGTCAAGGCTGCGCCGTGGGTGCTTGCTGCGGTGGGCAGCGGCCTGATCCTGAGCGTTGCCGTGATGCTTGCCGACAGCAAGCACTACGAGCACACCGCCCAGAAGCAGCAGACCACCGTCAAGACCTCCAACGAGAGAAAGGCAGGGTAACATGGATGACCTGAAAGAGCTGCGCGCTTTGCGGGATCGGCTGCTGCAGTCCATCGGATGGTACACCGGCACAGCTGAAAACGGAAATACCGAGGTGAAAACCGATGATGTGATCTGCCGCCTGCGCTGGGTACTGAACGGTGAAGAGCCACGGCGGGGCGCATGAGAGACAACGACCTGATGTCATGGTACACGGTCTACAACGCCAAAACGGACGAGATCGTGGCCTGCGGTACTGCTGACATGATCGTCCGGCAGATGGGATATGTCAACAAAAACAGCCTTTACTCCGCAGTAACACACTCAAAAACAAGAAAGGGTCCACCCCGGTTGTACATCTACCATGTGCAGAAGGTGCGGCGGGAGTGGCTGGAAAAGGAAGGTATTTTATGAAAATTATCATCAAGGACGAAAACGGACAGCTTGCCATTTGCTCCGAGAATGAAAAGCCTATCTCTCAAAGCCGGATCTGGGCAACCTTGTCGCTGGCGCTTGCATCCTCGATAGCAGATCACATCCAGCAGAAAAACCTGCCCCCGGAGTTAAAAAAAGCACTGATCGAGATCACCGGCGAAAGAGTGGCAGCCGCTGTCAAAGACGATTTTGTCAAAATCGCAAGCAGCAACACAAAAGGCGTGACCTTCCACGACAAAGAAGCCTCTTTTATGCGCGAGGTCTACGGCTTATGACCGGGCAAAAAGAAAGAGCCTGCCCGTGCGGTCACACGGACAAGCCCAAAGAGAACATGAACATTTTTCTCCCACCAGAGTATAGCACAGATCTGGATCAGCTGCAATATGCCGGCATCCTATACTACGCCGTGGATGGTCATGGGCACAAGTTTCAGACCTCCACAGTGCTGCGCCTGAATGACCCGCAGCTGGGCGAGCTGATCCATTGGCTGCACTACCACCTCAAGGGCAGCAACCCGCCGCCTGCCCTGTACCATCTGGAGATGCTGCTGAACAATCTGGAGTATCTGCGCGGCGGCAGACACTACCTGTATAACTCCATCTATCAGATCACACGTCTGGAGGCGTACCCATGAAAAAAGTAACTGTTGTTTATGATTCTTTTGCCTGTGTCGCCGATATTGAACCGGCAGAGCATAGCCTGAGCCTCATTCTGGAAGATGCAGCAGCCGATCAACTGAAAGACGTACCGCTGCCGACCAACAGCGAGAGCGGACTGGAGGCAAACCGGTTATGTTATGCCATCAGATGGCTTGAGAGGCTGGCAGGCCGGTGGTTTGTGTACCCGTGCCCGATCAAGGCTATTTCCATTGAGGAGGCGCACCCATGAAAGCACTGATCTATGTGATCCTCGGTCTGGATCTGCTCTACGTTGCCCTGACGTACCGCAACAGCAACCGATAACAGCGCCCTCCACTGGCGGCAGGAAGTAAAACAAAAGCCGCTGCCAGTGTACCAAAGCACAGAAAGGAGATGATCCCATGGGAAGAATGGTCACCGTTGAAGAGTGGGCAGAGATCCACGGGAAAACGCCTGCCGCGGTGCGGCGTATGATCCGCAAATGCGTATGGAAAAAGGCACAGAACGTCCTTGTTGACGGCAAGCTTACATGGTTACTAGACGAGGATTGGCTATGGCCTAAAGCCACCACCCCGGCCAAGCAGGCAAGCCTGCTGTGCGAGATCCGCAAGCTGATGCCGCCTGTGGTATATGCCACCTCGGCAAACGGCGTGGTGGTCTGCATGGTGCCCTGCACCGGATACACCCGCACCGCCGTCAATGTCACCGCAGAAGAAATGAATGAACTGTGGAGCGTCAAGCCGCAGCAGCGTGCAGCCGCGCAGGGTGCCCTGCAGTATGGCTGGCAGCACCCGCTGGCTGATCCGAGATCCTACAACGAGAAAGGAGAGCGTTTGCAGAATGTCTACAACCGCAAAAAGTAACGCGAAAAGCGCCACCCGCAGAAAGCCCGCCCAGAGCGCACAGGAGCGCCCGGCGGCGCAGGTGGCACAGTTTCCCCTGTTTGCCCCCAAACCCCGCCAGACAGCCCCGCAGGAGGTGCAGGTGGTTATTTGCGAGTGCAGCGCAGATGCCGTGCGCGTCCGGCTGCTGCCTGACCCCGCTGCCGTCTGGTGCATGATGGATGAAACGTTTGGCACGCTGGGCTGGACGCGGCGCTACTACTTCGCAGATGGCCGCCTCTGGTGCGGCGTGGGCGTGTATCACCCGCTGATGAACAACTTCGCCATCAAGGACGCGGCTGCCCCGGTGGGCAAGCTGCAGATCTCTAACCCCGACAAGTGGAAGGAAAACGGCAGCTTTCTGGCCGCCGCTGCCCTCTGGGGTGCCGGTGCTGATGTGATGGCACTTCCCTCCCTGACCTTTGCCGCAGATCAGGTGGATATCGACCCGATCAAAAAGCCGGGCAAGCGCCCCGGGGATCCGCTCGTTGTGGTCGGGTATGGTCTATACCACGCTCTGACCGTGGACAAGCTGCTGCGGGCTGAGGATGGGCACATCATCGGTGTGCAGCTGCTGCAGGGGGAGCGTAAAGTGGTATGGCAAGCAGAGTGATCGGCCGCCTGCCGGTGGTGTATTATCCACAGACCGGCAAGCTAGAAGTGGAAAACGCAGGGGAATTTGTGGAGAGACAGATCTACCAGCGTCTGGATGAACTGGCACACGGTCAGCCCCTGCACATCACCCTGACGGTGGAGCCGGTGAACAAAGCCCGCAGCACGGCACAGAACAGCCTTATGTGGGCACTGCTCACCATCATGGCAGACCATTACAACGGCGGACGCACCGGCGGCGTCACCCCGGAGGACTGCTATCTGGAGATGCTGGAGAAGTACGGTGCCAAGGTGGATTATCTGGAAATCCCGGCGGGGGGCGCGGGGGGGCCGCGCGGCGGCGGCCGCCGCCGTCCGCCCGCCC